TGACACTGTGCCCGTTGTACACCAGGATCGCGAAGAGAATCCACGTCATTCGTCGTCCTCCCCGTGCAGCGCAGCCTTGCACATCGAGATGAACTCGGCCTTCGCCTCGTCGTCGAGGCGCTTGAAGCCGGTGCTGAGGCGCTTGATCATGTCGGCGGTCTGCGACGGCGTGAGCTTCGCGCCGCGCTTCGAGCGAGCACGCTTCTTGGTCTCGATCGACGTGGTGTCGTACTTGTGCGTGCGAGCGGCTTCCAGGCCGAACTTCACCATCACACTGCGCCACTCGGGACCGTGGCTGCGGATCTTCTTGACCGCCAGCTTGCCGGTCTTCGGGTCCTCGACGCGCTTGGTGGAGCCGAACACGACGCGCTGCACCAGGTGCGCGACCTCGTGGCCCACCGTCTGCTCGATGAAGTGCGCCTCGTTCTCGTAGCACAGGATCAAGTTCAGGCGGATCGTCCAGTCGTCGGCGCCGCCCGTGATCGCGACACCACCGAAGCGGTTCTTGATGTCGTACCGGACGACCGGCGCGTCTTGGAACTTCGCGGTGTGGTCCGGCCAGATCGCGGCGGCGAGGTCCAGCAGCTCGCGCACGCGCTTCTCGACCTTCTGCTTGAGCTCCGGCGTGAGGAGCTTGCGGGGGTTGACTTCGTCCATTGACGGGGGCATTAGCGACTCCAATCGATCATGTAGAAGGTTGGCAGACCGAGCTCGACATCGAGACGGCGGGCGAGTTCGTCGAGCCACACCGGAATCTGCCAGCCGGTCGGGTGGTACCGCGCGAAGATCGAGACCAGCACGTCGATGTCGGCGTTGGTCATTTCGGCAGGCCCTCGCCAGTTTCCAGCATCAGCTGGAGCTTCGCGAGATGGGCCCGGTACTTGGCGAGGTACTCCGGCTTTTGGAGGTCCTCGCTGTACCGCAGCTCCTTGTCGATGATCGCCTGCGTCTCCGCCATCGCCTGCTCGATTCGACGACGCTGTTCTTGCGTTGCCATTCTGGCGTTCTCCTCGATGGCTAGGAAGACAGCGATCGTGTTCACTTGGCGGCCTTGGCGGCCTTGATCAGCGAAGCGGCCATCATCGCGTCGTACAGCCAGGGCTTGCCGTTCGAGTCGGTGAACACGGCCTTCGAAGCGCGCATTCCGGCGAACTTCATCAGTCCCTTGGTCAAGCGGACTTCGGCGCCGAGCATCGAAGCGTCGAGGCCGTAGCGGAAACCACCGCGGCGGAGGTCGATCAGGAAGCGGGGATCGACAGCGTCGGGGTTCGCAGCGGAGTCGCTGAACGAGACTTCGACCTTGAAGTCCGTCGCGCCGTACTTGATGCGCGAGGAACCAGCGACCAGCTTGTTGTCAGCGGCGAACTGCTTCAGCACGACGTCGAGCTTGGCGTGAAGAGCTGCGATCTGAATCTTGGAGTAGGCCATGAGGTTTTGCACTCAGTAGTTTGTCGATAGGTGTATTCTTACACGATCCCGATCTTTGTACACCACCAATCTGTAACGGTGATAGACCCCCGTTACACCTGCCGGCCAGGATAAATATCCTGTGCATCACTTCATCTACAAGACCACATGCAATAAGACCGGCAGATTCTATGTCGGCATGCACTCAACCGAATTCGGGAGAGCAAAATTTCAAAGCGCAAGATTCCGTCCCTGATCATTGAGCACGTCTCTGATCAAGGGAACCTACACCTACTCTCGATGCTCGAGCACCGCCGTGAGCGGTACCTCGTGATCATCGACAACATCGACGATGAGATCATTACGGCGTACGTGCTTGATTACGCGCAGCAAGAGGGCGTCGATCTGATCACGTTCATCAACCTCGCTGAGCACTGGCTGAAGGCCTCAGACGGCAAGTACCCGCTGTCGTTCGAGCTCTCACGGCTCGGTCTGACGAACACGGCTCGCCGGATCTACAAGACGTTCGATATGGCGTACGTCACTCGGCTCGTCGGCCGCAGCTTCAGCTACGACCTGACCACGCCAACGCGGGTACGGCGGCGTCGTGCATCGCGCGTCCCCGCTGGGGTCGAGATTCGCCCAAAGGGCACGGTGCTTCAGTACAGCTCGTGATAGGCCGTTAGCAACCACGGCACCAGCATTCCGTCTACCTCAGCGCGCATCACATCATCGGCCGCCGGCAGCTTGCTCTGGGCGATGAGCGTCGTCGTGTTGTCGTCCAGATCACGCAACAGATCCCGCACTGATTCGAGCTTGCACTCGCCCTTGCGGATGCGCAGCAGCGACTCAGCGTTCGGCCGCGGGAACGTGATCATGCCGACCTGTAGCAGCTCCTCAACTTGCTGGTAAACACGGACCGCGTGGCTTAGCGACTTCCAGTCCACGTCGGTCTCAGACGCCCGAGTTGATCGCTCACCGTACCCGTCGATCAGCTTCTCGATCGCGTTCGCGACGTGGATCAGCGTCGTGGTCTCCAGGTACTCACGGCCGTTCAGCTTCAGCGTGCGCATGACCTTGTTGTTGTTCACGCTCGAGCCGACTTCAAGGCCCGTGCGAGCCACGATCTCGTCCAGCACAGTCATCATCGGTGGGTTCGACCACTGGGTATCCAGGCGGACCTTGAACCTGTCATTCCCGCCAGCGGCCCAGCGATCCAACAGGTCCTCGACGACGTCCATCACCGCACGAGCTGCATTCAGCCGCTCGCCACGACGCACGTAGTCGAACGTCTGCTTCACGGCGAAGCCAACCATGCCGTTCACGTTCTTGTGCAAGAAGTCCTTGGCAAGAGTCTCGCACAGCGCTTCAAAGTGCGGCGTCATCGGGCCGTACGCGTGCTTCACGTGGAATCCCTGCATCACCGCGTGAACGAGCTCAACGGCGTACGCTTGACCACCAAGGTAGTCGTGCACGAACTTCTGCACGGGCGTGTGCTCAGCCTCGTACCCGTTGTCGCCCATCGGCGTCTGGTGTCCGACAGGATCGCCGTTCACATCGAAGCGGTACCGCTCGACGTGCAGCGTCTTGTTCAAGATCAGATCGCGGTAGGCGGGCAGCGTGACCGCCTTGAAGTCGTGGTCCGACGTCGGCGTGCTGGTGCCGTATAGGTGCGAGCCGTACGTGATCGCAGCGAGGATGTTCTTGTGGCCTGGGTCGTACTTCATTGTGCTTCTCCTGACTTGATCTCGGCCGTCATGCGACAGCCGCTTGTCTTGCTCTCACACTCGCCAGTGCGGCACCCACAGCCAAGGAGCTTGTGTTCTGGGACGGGCGAGCTCTCCCACGGGGTCAGCCCTTCTTGGACGCGGTAGAGCTGCTCGAGCTTCTCACGCACCGCCGAGAACGCGCGTGATGCCGCCTCGTACTCGTCGATCAGCGCCTGGTCGACCTCGAGCCTGAACGGCTTGCGCACCATCCAATCGTGGTGATGAGGCGATCCCTCGTACACAGGGTAGAACACGAACGATTCATCCAAGTCAACGTAGATCTGCGTCATTGCACGGTCCTGTGTGTCGCGAACGTGTGAACGTCATCGCGCTCCAACGTCTTGCGCGTGATCGCCTTGAACACGCGCTTCTGGAGCTCGCGAATGTCGGCGTCCGAGAGTTCTTCGTCCTCCAGGTCGCCATTGTACCATGCTTCGAGCCGTTCGTCTTGTGTCATAGTCGTCCCTGTTCGATCAGGTGAAGTTGCAGGATCAGCACGTACGAGTACCCCAGCGCGTGCGACTTCTTGAATGAGTACCCAGTGTCGTCCTTCTTCCACAGGATCGGCCGCGCCATCTCCTTGCTCTTCATGTACAGCGGCACCAGCTGTCGCTTGCCTGGCCGAATCAGCGCCATCACGTCAGCCATCTCCATCACACTCGACGGGCGGAGCTTCATCAGGAGCTCGCCGTGATTGGCGAGCTGAAAGAGCTTCATGTGGTTCGACGGCACCTGCAACAGCGTCCAGTCCGGCTCCTTGAGCAACAACGCGTCGATCTCGGCGCGGGTCTTGAAGTGCTGGTACACGTTCAAGTGCAGGAAGTCGATCTTGAAGTACCCGATGTCCTCAGCCGCGTCGTATGGAATCGCCGCGAGCCCCGTCACTGGATCCACTGGAATCGTCTGTGGGTACACACCACATGGGTGCTGTGTGTACTTTCCATCGCGCACCACCGCCGCCCGTGCCCATGGGAACACGTCCTTTGGATCGAAGGTCGGCGCGCAATCGATGTCGATGTCCACTACACGTTCCCAATGTCGTTGTCGATGTCAAGCCAGAGCTTGATGTCTGGAATCGCTTCCACGAAGCGAAACCAGGTGAATGGGTCCTCAGTGTCTGATAGTAGCACATCGAAGTACCCGTGTCGTGTCGCTTCGAGGTTCAGCCACATCATCCACAGGATGCGGTTGTAGAACGCACGGGTCTTCAGCGGGTATCCCTCGAACGCCGGACGCTCAGACATTCTCCGACTCACACGCCCTCCGGAACTCCTTGGCGAGCTCGGGGAACTGCGACAGCTTCTTCGCGTACACGCTGAAGTCGATCGCCTCGTTCAGCACGTCGCGATCGTGTTGCGGAAGCGTGGTTGCCCAGCGCAGGAACTGTGGTGAGACGACCAGCAACCACGGTGACAGCTTCCGACGACGCACCAGCTTCGCGAGCTCGATCGCGCCGATGTCCTTGTACAGCTCTGAAACTGGCACTCGGCGATCGATCGCCATCGAGTGCAGCCGATCGAGAGTCTCCACGAACTGCTGCTCGGGCGGGTACGTGTTGTCGTACCACTGGAGGTACAGCGCGTACGTCGCCGAGCGGCACCACAGCACGGGCTGCGTTCCAGTCTCCACCATGAGCTTGATGAACTGGTTCGGATTCGGAATCGCGGTCTTCTCCGACCAGTCCACGAACTTCATGAAGTAGTTGTACTGCTTCGAGGTCATGAACGTCTCGGGCGCTGGGACCGAGCGCTTGTGCTGTCGCATCCACTCGCTGTACATCGCGTACGCTGACTGGCCGCGCGGCGTCTTCAGTTCTTCGAGGCGCTCCCGCTCCGGACAGTGGTGCTTCATGAACCCTGTCTCAGTGTGGTAGTCCCTCAAGCAGTGCGCGCAGTGCCAGATTGCCGCCTTCTTCTCGACAGGCGACGCTTCACTTCTTCGGCTTGCGGCTGCTTTTCGGAGCGCTTCCCGGTCCAGTGCCATCTTTGTCCAATTCAGTTGTGAGCTTCTTGAGCTGGTCCTTGTCCCACCCAGCGTCTTCAGCGAATCGTACCACGTCGTCAGACGACAGGAGCGGTAGATACCCCTTCGCTTCGCGGGTCGAGCAGTCGTACTGTTGCTTGATCGCCTCGATCGCGAGCTTCGTTGAGACGGAACCAGGACCCTTGATCCAGCTCGCGCGCTGGGTCTTCCCGGTGCAGGCCGCGGCGAGGAGCTTGAACAGCAGCGGCTTCTCAGTGCCGAGGCTGAACACGTACCGGTTCGCGAACTCGTTCAAGCGGATGATCTGTGCTTGGTCACCCGTGCCACTCAACCACCGCATGATCACGAGCGGATGCGCCGCCTTCTGGCCTTCTTCGGTGAGCTTGTCGAACGCTTGCAGATCGCGCCGATTCAGTGCGCCCAAGAACGCGAACAGGTCAAATGCGTCACGATCGGTCGCCATCATGCCCCTCCTCTGGACAATCATAGCACGCCATCATGAGCGGCAGACCTTCGTCATCCGACGTTTCTGGGTCAAGCAGGCCGCCGTAATCGAGGCAGACGTCGCACTTGTACACGACGCCTTCCTTGCGATCAATGAATGGAACGAAGGCCATCAGCGAACTCCTCGATAGTCGTCGCGAATCCAACCAATCACCGTCCACTGGACGACGATGAAGAGCTCACCTTGCGATGGGTTGCCCTTCAGGTACACGCGCTCATTCGCCTGCTCGATCTTCAACGGGAACTCTGGGTTGTCCAAGCGAATGCCACTGTCCTTCAGGAACTGGATGAACTCCTCACGGTTGTGGAAGCCCATGCCAGTGTGAGCGTTTGGCTTGGCCTTCGGTGTGAGTGTGATGTCCGGCTCGAAATCGAAGATCGTGTTCCACGGCCCGATGTGGCGAGGGAAGAACGCGATCACAGCGCACCCAGCTCGATGAACAGCGCCGCGACCTGGATCTCGACGTCGGCCACAAAGCCGTGTTGGTAC